CTGCCCTGCACTTCTAGCACAATAACTTTTTCTTCTGTTCGCTGCCTTACTACCCTTCTTTAACTTAGATGGTTTAGTTGTTACAGCAGTTTTTAATTTTGAACCTGGATTTCTACGACGATATGCTTCGACACCTTTCTGTGTCATACCAGCACCTGATTTTGTGGGTCTTTTGTGTCCTGATTTGACACTCATACCCTTCATATCATCTTCTTGTAACTTTTTTGAGTCGTCCTTACCCTCATAACCTAGTTCATCTCTCCAATCTGAAAACTCTTCTTTCTTCACACAATTATTGTATCTCTTACCAAACATCATCTTAGTGCCTTTCTTTTCATAACCTGGCCAACACTTTTGACCTTTTTTCTCATCCAAGACATCCTCCATCACACCTTTGGTTTTTACACCTCTTCTTGCTCTATGTTCTTCTCCTCTTTTCACAGCAAGTTTTGCTTTTTCTGATGTACCCTGACCAAAGTATCCTGTTGGTGTGGCACTACCTTTCTTACCAAATCTTCTTAGGTTTCTTACCTCTGCTTTTGCAGCATTTGAGATGTATCCACCTTCCTCTTTTCCTTCACCTATTTCATATCCCTCTTTCTTTGTGCTATTACCCCAGTTTGCAGCACCTACCTTACGACATTTAACTAATGCACCTGATGCATATGCACTTGGCCATACAGAGTATCTTGACTTAACCTTGTGATAACAAGCATCTTTTGTACCACTACCCTTACCTTTCTTATCTTTTGCCTCTCCTAAAACTATCTCATCTCCAACTTCTACATTGTTTTCTGTAAACCAACCACGATTTGCTTCAATTGCAAATAATACTTCACCATCAGAATATACAGGTAAACTACTATATGGTGTTAATTCTTTAATACTTTCAATAGTTCCATCTTCCTTTACAAATGCAATATCAAGTGGAATACGAGTATTTTTCATATGGAATGAATGTTTACCAACCTCTTCAAATATAAAAAGCATTCCTTTATCAACTTCTAAACTTTCACGGAACATAAGTCCAAGTCTAAATCTTGCATCATCTTTTGGTATTTCAACATGTAATGGTAAATCAATATATTCCTCACTTGTTGTAGTGGTATGTTGTTCGTCAGGTACGTTTTTCATAAGATTTTTTTTCATCTCTTTTTTTGAAATTTTAGGACCACCAATTGGATCACCATACTCATCTCTTTTTATCTCTTCACTCATTTTCTTTTTTGGTTTATCGGTTGAAACATAAGTTGGTTTTGCAGCACCAGTCTTTGCTTGTTGACCAGGATCTGCTTTCTTTTTTCTACGAGCAGCAGAGAGTCTTTCTGCTTTTGTCATACTTGCTCTCTTTGATGATGATACACATTTGGGTGTGCCTTCACCAGGTTTGTCACTAGCACAAGTTCCTCCAGTAACGACATTAACCCAACCAGGCTTGCCATCTTTGGACTTTGAACCTTTGAACCACTTATGAAGTGAACCCTCTTTTACTGATTGTTGAAATGCTTTCTTGACTTCAGAAACGCCAATAACATCAATCACTTCTGCAAAGGTCTCTCCTTTTGAATCTTCAATAGTAACAGAATCACTCATTAGAACTAGAATTCTCCTTATTATTTAGTATTCCTTGTTTTAACATCTTTGATAATTCTGATGTTGAACCTACAAAAAGTGCGTTGTTAGTTACATTATTAGTTGTCTGCTTCTTATCTTCATCTACCTCTTTTACTTTCTTTTGAAGATCCATTAATTTATCAGTGGTATCTGCAACTGATTTTATAATTTGACCTGCGACTTCATATGCTCTGGCACTTCCACCCTCTCCTGCAACTTCTAATACACCATTAAGTGCTTCCTGACCTTTTTCAACTAACGAGTACAAATTTGCACGAGTATAGTCATAGTCCTTCTTGACATCATCCTTAGTAGATTCCACCTTTTGTGGTTTGCTACTTGGAGTAACATCAATTGCACTACTAGTGTTTAACGCTTTATCAATCGAATCATAGTTAGTCATGGTATTCATTAAATGTCTTTCTGTTGTGTTGGACTAAATGATCTAGAATCACTGAATTCTTCAATAACACCATTAAATCCAAAGTCATCATCTGGTTCAATAAGTAAATCATCAGCTGCTGTTAATACATCAATTGATGCTGGTGCAACGTGTGTTGCAGCAATACTTTGATATCCTCTGAATACTGTAATTGTATTCGCATCGACGATTTCTTTAATTTTCATTATTTCTTTATCTATAATAATTCTCATACCAACAGATAAAGCAAGAGTAGAACTAACATCAAATCGAGTCTTAGTTTTACTCAAATCTGTCTTCAATTCTGTAGTATTATCATTATCATAATCTTGTCTTGCTTGAGGTGTAGCACTAAATCTTAATTCTCTTCTTGCTGTTTCAGTGTTTACCGATGCATGATAGTCCACTTGAACTTTCTTGATAAGACCTTCACTAGAATCAGATACAGGACCAAACAGATAAGTTTTAGCAGTAAAGTTTAATGTGTATATAAGTGCTCTTCTTGTTGCAAAATCCCCCTCATAATCATCTTGAAATGATATATTATCTAAAACTATTGGAATATCCCTTTTCTCTCCGATTACATTTACAAGGTCTACAGTGACATTAAATGATGGTTGAAAATATGGTAATATCTGCTCTACAATTTGTAATGCATCATCATTTAATTTTACAAGAATATTTAATTCAAACCCAAGATTGTATGGAACTGGCATGAAAACTTTTCTAAGTTTTTTACCATCGGATGCTTTAAATGTTTGTGTAATTCCACCTTTTCTTGTTGCATCATATGCAATATTAGTCGTTTCAAATGACATTCTTGGTAATGTAATCTGAACTGCACGATTTAAATCTGCTTGTTGCTCTAATCTTGCTAGGAACTTTTGCATTGGTCCATATGCAAGAGGAACTCTCATGTCACTCGTTTCCTTTCCTGCACCATCTCGATGACGAATATGAATATCATTAAAGATAGTACCAAAAGCAATTATGGTTTTCCTGAGTATTTCGTGATAATAGTATTGTCCTAACATTAGAATGTACCGAATGGATTACCTTCTGAGAAATCAATTATATCATCTGCTTCCGATTCGATGATTTCATTTGATTCAAAGGTTGTGTCTTGATTTTCTTCACTGAAGAAATCTAAAGAATAATTTGAGAATACAGTAGATCCAAATGAAACTACAGTTGTTACCCCAGTAGTATTTAACGAAGGAGAACTTATGGTGATTGTGCCAGCACCAATACTTGTAACAGTTGAACCAGATCCTATAACAGGGAGTTGTCCAAATTCTACTTGATCTAATTCCTGATTTAAAGTAATATTTGATGTATTAATACCTGTTAATATAGTTGTTGTAATGCCAATAGTTGCAACAGTTGTTAAACCAACTACAAAGAACATAGACTCTAATGCTTGTATTTTTTCACCAGGTATAAACGCAGCTGATGTTGTACCAATACCTACATTTGATACTTTAAGTATTCTTGTATCAGTATCCCACTCTTTAACAGTTGCTCGAATACCAGATGACATTCCTTGAACAAGTTCACCTCTTTCAAAATTACCAACACCTGTATTTAAAGATGGATTTGAGATAACCACTGTTGGAGCAACAGTATAACCAATACCTGCATTTTTAACAAATATGTCTGATATTGTATTATCTGCTAATATATTAACTTCAGCAGATGCTGGAGATGTACTTGCTCCTACTATCGAAACTGTTGGAGTTGCAGCGTAACCGACACCATTATTTGATATGGTGAAATCTACAATACCGAAATCTGTAGTTTCAATTGCAGCAGTTGCAGCAGCACCAACTCCTCCACCACCTGTTATGGTTACTAATGGTGCTTCCGTATATCCTATACCTGCATGTGTTAATACGATTCTATCAATTGAGAATATTCCTGCTCTTTGAGTTGTTATCGCAACAGCAGTTGCATTTACATTACCTGCACCAAATGGAGCAGTTGATATCGCAACATTTGGTGCGCTCGAATATCCACTACCATCATCATTTAAAACAATCTCTCGTATGTATCCTTTACCTGCCACGTTTAATTGTGCATTTGCAGTAGCAGTCGTTCCAGATCCTATCAATTGAAGTGATGAAATATATCCGATATCTTCAAGTTGAGAATCAATTATATCAATACCAGTATCAATAATTTCATCTTCATATTCAAAGAGTTCACATTTAAGTTGATATACATAATTCTTTCCTAGTTGGTAAAAGGGATCTTCATGTTCTACAAACTTAACTTCAAATAATCTTGTGCCAAGTGGAAAAAATATTATGTCACCTTCACGAGGTCTTGATGCTAATTCATAATCTTCATCCGACTCTAAAAATGGTGATATAAAATCTTCAAATCTTTCTTTTGAGATTGTGACTGTAAGTTCATCTCTTAAACTTACACCGAATTTGGTCATGATGTCTCCCTGACCACCGTAACCCTCATAGGTATTCACATATGCTTCTAATAAAAAATTATCATCAAAAGCAGATGATTGAACTTCTTTAATTATCGTTTGTTTTCTTACAAATTTTCTAGGAATATAAGTTACTTCTACACCAAAAATTTTTAGGTGTTCATTAATTAAATCCTGAGTGAGTCTTTGCTCACTTTGAGATCCTTGTAGAAAAAAGGGATTTAATGCCATGAATCATCAACCTATAAAATCAAGAGGAGGTAACTCATGCTCTAACATCATTTTTTCTCTTATTCTTTCTATTTCTCTCTCTGCATCATCATATATTTCACGACCATTCAACTCAATACCACCTGGCAATTTAACTCCTCTAAATTTAATTAAATTTTGTCCCCATTGTCTTTTTATCAAAGCAGTTAGATATAATTTAACAAAATAATCATTATAAACTTGAGTAAACGACTCAGGATCTAAAGCTCTAAAACAATCAATCACTAAAAATTCACCTTCTTCTTGTGATCCCCAATCAATATCTAAGTATAATCTATCTTGTCTTTTATTAAATCTTATTTGTGCTTCTGGTGTAAGTAAAAAATCAATATCTTCAAGACGAGTTTTAGTCATGCTATATTGTAAAAGTTCAAGAGAATTAAAGTAATATAAGTCATTCAAAAATAACTGATATTTAATACTAAACATACTACCAGATATTGAACTTGTATCAAATTTAAATATTTTATTAACACCTACAACAGACTCTGGTATTTGTAAAAAATTAGAATTTTCATAAAAACTGGTTGATGTAGTTCCATATCCTGGTATATTAGTGGATGTAGTAGTAGTTGTGACAATACCAATACCTGTAGTTCCACCACTCTCAGTGCCTCCATGTGCAAGAGGTCCTATTCCTCTATCAATATCACCCCTAGTAATTTTATATTTAAGATACATTCTTTCAACACCATCCATATGTCTTTCGTTGAAAAGTTGTATCGCATCATCAACCAAGTCATCTACTTGATCATCATCTACGTTTATTTCCAATACGGGAGCACCCAACTTCCTAAAACAGTAGTCTATTAATTGTTGTCTAGTTGTTGGTTTTGCCATCTTCTTCTTCTATTTCTGCTAATAGATTTTCGTATTTTTCTTGAAATTCAAGTTTTTCTGCCATTAATTCTTTTTGTGCATCTAAATGATCTTGAACAATCGTTTGTAATTTTGCTTCAAGAAGAATATTTTGGTTAGTTAATGTAGAAATCTTTTGATTATAGATTTTTATCAAAGTAGTCACATCAACATCATTATTTTGTGCCATAGTTTAGAAAGTTCCTCCATCAAGGGTTGTTGTCCATTTTGGTATGCCAGAGGCATTTGTAGTTAATACAAAGTTAGAAGTGGTTATACCAGCAGCTGTGCCAGCAGCACCAACTTGCTTACCTGTGCTATCAAAGTAAATGATACCATTTCCAGTTGTGTCATAGTCACCGTTCTGGAAATATATTCCTTTAATATCTAGGAAACCTTTTGTACCACTTACAAGATTATTTACGATTGTTGCTTCAGGAATATAAGTAAATGATCTTTCTGGTGCATTACTTGCATCACCACCTAAATCATGATACCCAAAGAATCCTGTTTTCTGATTACCAGCACCTGAACTAGTATTATAACCAAATGCTACACCACGGTCAGTGTTTGTGTCAACATTTGCTGTGACTTCTAATTGTGTTGTAGTGGCAATACCACCTACTTGAACAGCATTACTAATTGTGACTAATGCTTCTCCTAAGTCATAAGTTGAAATTGTAGTTCCAGCTGCTATATTTGTTCCAGCAATGCCATCTCCAGTGTTAATACCTGCAGTTGTGTCAACTTTGATCGTACTAACACCAGCAAGTGCTGTCATCATTACAGTTCTTGTGCTAGTTGTAACACCTAAATTGATGATTGGGTCATTTAGATTAACTGTGAATGAATCGACTGTTGTGGTTGTACCATCAACTTGCAAGTCACCTTTAACAATAACGGTACCCTCATTACTTAAACCATCGGGGAATGGGTCAATATATAATAGATTTCCGTGTCCTTGTTTAGTTGAAATAATATTCGATGAAATACCAACACCACCTATTCTTGCATCAAGTGCAGTCAGTGTTCCTCCAGTTTGGAAGATATCACCTTGAAAAGTTGATACACCAGTAACTTTGAGGTTACGCATTGTTGCTTCATCAAAGAAGATATCATCTGCTACATGAAGATCTCCTCCAACAAATAAGTCACCAGTTGTTGTAACCACACCAACAAATGTAGATACTCCAGAAACTTTTAAATTTGCACCTATATTAACACTCTTTTCTATTCCAACTCCACCTTCAACTATGAGGGCACCTGTGTCCTTTGTGGATGAATCAGTAACATCTGCCATTGTAATGGATACACCATTAGCATATGTCCAATCAGCACCAGTTACTTGTACTCTATCACTCCCATCTTCATCATATTCTATTTTTGCATCTTTACTATCACCAAATGCAAGTTTAATATCATCACCAATTACTACCTCACCACTTCCATTTGGTGTAAAAAATATGTCTCCATCTGTATTAGTTGATGAAAGTACGTTTGCATCTAATCTTAAATTATCTACATTCCATTGATTTACCTTTCTATCACTATCGAGAATAGCAACAAATCCTCTATCAGATGAGGTTGGGTTACTTACACCAGCAATTGTACCAGCTGCGTGTGCCATCAAGTCCGTAAAATATCTACCACCAACTACTTGCGGATTACCAGAGTTATCTCCAACGAATAGTCTATCACCACTATTCCCTTGTGTACCACCTCCACTCAGAGTTACACCAACTTCACCAAATTGTAAAGATCCTGGTGCCGAAGTACCAGTCGATCTTTTTACTCTTATAATACTTGCCATTTCTAGAAGCTACCTCCGTTTATGTCCAAATTCTGAGATGCACCTGGAGTTAATTCCAATGTTCCAGTCCACTGTTGTGTCGTGCTGTTGTATACTAAAACCATTCCATTTTGTGGATTACTAACATTCACATCACTAAGTTCACCGATAGATCCTGCTGACGCACCAGATAATGAGGATGTAACCTTAATGGCATTTTTTTGTCCAACTCTGACTTTAATATCTGCCATTATTTTGTAACTCCCTCTCTAACTAAAACAGCACCCTCTAAAACTCTAGTAACTTCACCCGTTGTATCTGTTATGAGAACATCGTACATGAATCTACCAGGTTTCAACGCTGCTGTCTGACTTGTTGTTAAACCAACTCTTATCCTTCCACCTGCTGCATTAATAATAGAGGTTTGAAAATTAGTTGCTGAACTACTACCAGGATGCTTACGCATCTGTGCAGTTGCAGTAAAACCAGTCAAATCCGTAGCAGAATTAGTAGCTGCACTTTCCAAAGTAAAAATTTGAGAAAATGTAGTTCCAGTATTAACAGTTAGATTACTTACATAAACTGCCATTTAAAAACAATATCAGGATCTAAAGTATATTTATATTTAATATAACCCGTCTATTTTTCAACTATCATCCTGAGTAAATTTTTTATCTCTTCAATATCCTTCTTCATACCATCTAACTCTTCTCTTTGAGTTAATTTTAAATTTTTTGATTTTTTGTATTGAGAATATCCGTGACTATCAGTGTTTATGATAGCCCCAGATTTTTCATCTCGATATAAGTGTTTATGTCCTTCTACTGGTATCATGCTAATGCTAGTGCTCTAAAGTCTTTAAATCTAGGTGCAAATGCTTCATTTGTTCCACTACACACAATTTTAACTTTAAATCCTGTAAACTCATCTAAATCATCAACACTGAATTGATATTCTCTAAATTCATCAAAATTACTGCCAGGTACAAATGCATCTGCCCTACCACTATTTTTTGACGAATCTATAACAGTATCACCGAATCCATCTCCGTCAGTATCACGAAGATTATCAAAACCAGGAAATAGTTCGTAAGATAATTCAGTATCACTTCCATCCTCTCTGAACAATTGATAAAGAACTCTAAAGTCAGCTGATGTATGTCTATAAGCACCAATTAAAACTTTAAGTGAGGTAGCTGGATTCTTTAAATCAATACGATTACTTACGTAAACTGCTGAATGTGGATCACCAGTAGTTTCATTAGAACGACCATCTTTAGTATAATTATCAATGGGAGAATTAAGTCTAGATCTTTGATAAACGATAGTGCTATTCAAAGTATCTAAAATTGGAGATAGGTTTGGATCTGAAGTCTCCATTCTAACACCAAATGTAAATGAACGATTTAAAGGTAAATCAGTTAATCTTGTTGTTTCGTTTATTCTTGAACAAACTAATCTTGGTGAAGATAAACTATTTGGTTGATTTAAAGTAATTGGTTCATAACCCTGATCAATAAATGAAACCTCACCACCACCAGCACTTGTTCCTGACACAGTTCTTACTTGTCCCTCCAGTGTGGTTTTATCACTTGGTGTAAAAGCATTAAATTGTGGTGTAACTGTATCAAATTGATAATTTTGTGAAGCAAAAATATCATCACCACCTATATTTTGCTCTTTTACAAAACTTACCTGACTATCACCAGATGCTAAACTTCCTCGATTTATTTCAAGATAATAACGATCTATATCTTTTAAATTGCTTAGAGTTGTGTTAACCAACATATCATGGTCACGATTTATTGAACTTAAATCAAATCCATTAAGTTCGTATTTCTTAGTGATTGAATTTACATCATGAGTTCTAACAACAGTTCCATCAACACCTCTAGTTCCAATACCTAATTGTCCAACTCCAATGCTATCATAATAAATTATCTCACTATTAATTTTAACAAATCCTCTAGTTGTTGATATTCCATTGAATGTTGCATAAGGTGTTGTGCTTGCAACTGATATAATTTGGTCATCTACATCTAAGAAATCAGTAAGAGTGATTGGGTTTGTATCAGGTGCAATATTTGATAATGTCACCATATTAGTATCAGCATGCATACCGTGATTGTAATGTTCAATCTCAAGAACATTACCAGCATACTTATCATCATATATTGCTGATGATGTGATAGTTGTGCTTCCATAAGAGGTAGCTGTGCTTCCCTCATAAACAACAAGTGGTTGACCTGAAGTAAACTCTTCACCTTGAACATTATTTAAATATAACGTGCTAATAGAATTACGTGCTGTAACTGTTACTTCAGCATTTGAACCTTTAATTACATTACTTGTAGTAATTCCTAATACATCTCCTATAACGTATCCAGAACCTGCTGTGTTACTTGTTAAACTAATTGATGATACTTGACCTGAACTATTAGTTGCAACTGTTGCAGTAGCACCTGTTCCCCTTCCAGTGATTGCATATAATGGAACATTGTTGTATGTTTGACTTGCATCAAAACCTGTTCCTCTATTCGTAACATCTAATGTCTGAATAGGACCACCTATTTGTTCAATATAACCCTGAATCGCAGTTGCTGATGTTGAGTCACTTACCTGAACACCAAGAGCTAACTTTGAAAGAGTTGATGCATGAACCGTTGTTGTGATACCAACTTTTAACTTTCTGGGTAAAGTTTTAATTGTATTTGGAAGTAATCTCTCAGTAATTCCATTGTTTGTTTCCAATTTAGGATTATAGAAGAATACTGAACCAGGTGTTGTTGAGAATTGTGCTTTGTATAATTTAAATTTAAGATCCTCAAATTGAGATGGTGTCCAAATAGAACCATTTTGTGACTTAAACAAACTTCCACCAACGTACTGTCGAGTAACGATCACTGATTCGGCATCAGGTAAACTTTGGGTATTTACTGTTTTTTCACCCATCTGAGCAATCCATGCTTCATAATTATTTGTAGTTGGAGCAAGTAAAACTATACAATACTCTGTATTAGGTTCCAAATAAACTGGAGATGGGAAGTTTACTTTAGTTGCAACCTCTGCATTATTTGATACGTTTATCTCACTAGGATTTAAGATAACACGAGCGTAATCTTGAACAAGTTGAGTAGTAGGAGTTCCTAACTCCATAGTTCTTATTTCAACTGTTAATTTTTCATTTGGATCTTTATTTCCAAAGAATAAATCAACACCAGTCATAAACGCACCAGTTTCATCTACTGTAAATGATTGTGATAGAGGATCATTTCCTGTTCTTCTTCTTCGTATTGGTGGTGGTCTTCTAACAATCACTAAGGTGTTTACATAC